ATTATCAATAAGTTATAGGAAGGATATGGAGTCAATACTATCCAGTAATCCCGACGAAAAGCCGGTAAATGTGCCATAAACACTGAGGATTTGCCTCAGTCGATGCCAAAATGGTCGGTACAATTTCGGTATCACTCCTATATATATTATTAATAATAGGCTGTATCTGAGAAAAATTAAAGATATGGCTAAAAAAAATTATTCTCCAAATTCGAATGACACAGTACTTAGTAGTGTCATTGGCTGGAAACCACCAGTTTTTCACCAGGCATCTGAATGTTATATCTCCTTCATGGCCTTTGATCCAGGCATCAACCGCATGCGGAAGAAAAAAATCATGCTCGATCATGTTAAGGGCAAGCGGAACCAGCGCGCCTATGCCGACCAGATTATCAAGAATCTCACAGAGAAGCTCATGGCAGGCTGGAATCCTTGGATAGAGGCTCTGCAGCCTCTGGAATATACGAAGTGGGAAGACGTGCTCGAGAAATATAAGGCTTATCTAACAAAAATGTGCAATGAGGGAAGTATGCGCGATGAGACTTTTGTTGACTACAGCAGCCGTGTCCGGATCCTGGAAAAATGGAAGAAAGAAAAAAACATAACTCTCAATTTTTCTTATCAATGGGACAAAAGTAATGTGAGCAAGTTCCTGGACTACATTTTCATCGACAGGAATAATACAGTATTGACTCGCAACAATTATCTTGCCTGGACTAAGAGTTTCTCCGCTTATCTGTTGGCTCGAGGCTATATACCCAAGAACCCAACAGAAGGTTTGGAACGTATCAAGAACAGACAAAAGAAAAGCAGAGATGTCATACCGGATTGCACTATGCAGCTCATCAGAGATTATCTGATGGAGCATAATAGGCACTATCTGCTTGCATGTGAGATTATCCACTACCTCTTCATCCGCCCTCGAGAGATGTCCTATCTCAGAATCTGTGATATCCATGTCAAAACTCAGACACTCACTCTGCATGGTGAGAACACTAAAAATGGCAATGATGCTGTGATTACGTTGCCGACTCATGTCATCAAGTTGATGTTGGAACTCAATATCTTCTCACACCCAGGGCAGGACTACCTCTTTTCTGACGGGTTCTGCCCCGGACCAGAAAGAAAAAATGAGAAAATGTTCAGAGACTACTGGACTCGTGTCCTGAGGAAGGAACTGAAGCTCTCACCTCGGTTCAAGTTCTACAGCTTGAAAGACACAGGCATCACCAATATGCTGCGGGCCAATGCCGACGTCCTGTCGGTCAGAGACCAGGCGAGACACTCATCTATACTCATCACAGACATATATACTCCTAAGGATATACAGAAGGCGAATGAGTATATCAAGAACTATCAGGGTATCCTATAATATAATAAGGTGGAGAGCTAACTGCTCCCCACCTTATTATATATATTATGATAGCATATAAAAATATCCCGTGTAAACTGGCTCGATGGCATCGTCCTTGACTTCCATCTCTATCTTCTCGCACACATATTTCTTGTTGCGGATGATGTATAGCTTGGAAGGGTCCGGTATGACATCTGACTTGAACTTGACTTCCATGCAATTTCGATTATCAATTTTGATAACTGAATTATGGAACTTACCAAGTGATATGACACCTGTATTGGTAGAATTCAAAGACAGAGAGAATAATTTTGTGTCCCCTATAGAACTAACTCCTGCATACTGATAATCAGTATTAATGCGGTAATCGGTTATAAACATAGGCCACCTCGACTTATTTCCAACCCAAGAAATATGGCCATATGGCTTGTCATACGCCTGCACTTTGCCTGGCAGAATGAAGAAAACACTCATGACCTCCTCTTCATCTTCGCTTTCTTCCATGCTTGACTCATCATCTATGGCATCCTGTACGGATATGTAGCTATATCCGTCATCATCAACATCGCACTCCTTGGAATCCGCTTCCTTGTCATTAGGTATTGACAACAGGCAACGCTTCTCGAAGTGATTATCTTCTCCTAAGAATGCTGTCTTGAAATTGATATCTTCTACAACTTGCGCTGCTGGAGAGATGCAGAGATCAACGTAATCATCGGAGTTCTGGTCTCTGATAAGCGGTGACCAGTAACCTGCCAACTGCCAGGTCTTGGTATTGTCCTCCTCTACATATATGTAATAGCTGTAGAAGTGCTCGATGATGGTCTGTCTCTTCTTCTTCTCGCTCCATCCCTGTGTTGTCAAGGCGAACTGGTTGCTCTCGCCAAAATAATCTACGCTTTTGACAATATTGAAGTTTCTGAACACCTTCTTGGAGATGCTCTCATAGCTACCTCTATTGACTGAATCATCCAGCTTATACTCCAGGTTAGCGGTTGATGAAGTACTGAAAGAACCGTCCTCGTCATAGTCTGCCGAATATTCATCCAGTGGTTCTATCTCAATTGAATCTACAGAACTCAACTCTGAGGAACTGATGACGCAGCAGGTCTTCTGGGCTTCATCGAAGTAGATGGAGGCATTGAAGAATTTCCGGAATTCTTCAATGAATGTATAAGATGACCAATGTGGAAGCGCCCTGCGCAGTTCACGAGTCTTGTAGGCCGAAGCTATATATAGCTGGTTCCACGGCTTGCAGTCGAAGTCGTTGCGCTTGAGAGTGTATCCTTCATATTCTACCACTTTGCGGAAGATATACATCAAGCTTGGCTGAACTGCCAGGTTCATGATAAATGGTGCATTGTAGCCGATGAACTGCTTTGTTTTATCCACCCCAACAAAATTTGCGATTAGGTCGTTCGTTTCGTCTCTTACTGGCATGAAGCACCATCTACCTTCTGCTCCCAGGAACTCCGAATGATTTTCATTCAGCCTGTAGATGTCTTTAATCTTCAGCTGGTTTTTAAATCCCTGAGAAAAACCTTTATCAATAGTATAACCAGGTTTATCAGCTGTGCCGAATGGAATCTCATCGATGTAGTGCTTGGTCATGCGGTCATTGAATTTGATGCGTGACTTGCCTCCGACTATCTGCAGTTTGATCTCTTTCTCATTCACGGAGAGTATGGTACCAACACCACTCATGATGAGCTGGCTGTTACAGAACAGCTTGCAGTCATCGTATTTGGCGATGTTCTTCTTGACCTCCAGTCGCGAGACATTCTTGAAAATGACACGGTTCTCTAGAATATTCATGGGGAAGGTGATGTCATAGGTGTACTCACCATCATCGGTGACATACTGGTTGGCGTATGTCACCTTGATGGATGATGTAGAAATGGGATAGGCCTTATGGCCATTGATGATGCATGTTATCATATTCCACTACTTATTGTTTAAAATGCGCTGATAATCCTGCAGTCTGCGGTGCAGACCTCTACGTCCAGATATCGGAACTTCAACCTCAATGCCATCGTCAAGAGTCTGTGTCAGACGGCTGACGGCTGCATTGACACCATCGAGGGACTGGCGTACCTCGGTGTTATCATTGTTGACATTGACAACAGGAGCAACCACGGTACTGCTACCCTGTCCGAGAGAACGTGTGATGTCTTCAGCGGTCAGCGAGCCAACAGTATTGGAGCGCTGGGCCCTATCGATGAGGTCAAGAGCTGGACGGATGGATGAATTGTTGACGGCATTGTGATTAGCCACAAACTCGCCTTCATGCACAACTCCAGCCTCCTTTCGGTAGCGGTTGCCTCCGGTGTAACCACCTTCGTAGTAACCTGCTGCCTCTGCCTGGTGCTGCTTCTTGATAGCCGCAAGCTGTATCATACCTGCAGCTGTGGCCATACCTGCTGCTATAGGAGCTAATGTCCAACCTATTGTTGGTATAACTGCAGCAGATGCATAGGCATTGATAGCAGACATTGCTGTAGATGCTATCGCCTGCGCAATTTCTATCTTCATGGCTTTTTTGTTAGCCTTGGACTTCGCAGCGGCAAGTTCTTTGTCTCGCTTCTCCTCCAACTTTTTCTTTTTCTTCGAATTGTTGCCAGCTGCAGCAATCTGCTTCTCGTAGTTCTTGCTGATCTTCGCCTGCTCGAGGTCAGAGCATGCCTGAGCATATGACGATGACGCAGATAGAATACCGTTGATACCATTATAAACAACAGCAGTCTTTTCAACCAGGTTATTGAGGAAATCTGAGGTGACTTGCGCCTTTGCCTGCATGTATGCAGCATGGTTCTGCTTGTCGTTGCCATACAACTCCTTCAGTTTCTCCATGGTGTTTTGATAGTTCTCAACTTGTGAGGAGAAGTATCCACCCAGAGTTGCATTGCCGGTCGACTGGGACTCCCCTGCTGCAGCCCTGGCGCTGTTGACCATCTCTGAGGACTTATCATTAATCTTCAGCTGAGCGCTACCAGCACCATGATCATCAGCATCAATTTGCGCTCTCTGGGCAGCAAACTGCTTGGTTATCTCCAACTTCATCTGCTGATATTCCTCCTCCTTGATTAATCCCTGCTTGTAGAGATTGTCAAGGCCATTGAGGTACATGGTCTTCTGTGCTTGCAAGTCTTGCTTACCGAACTGCTGACGCAACTCCTCCAGCTGGTTCTGGTATGACTCCTGCATCTGCAGTTGGTGGTCGAGCTCAGCCTGTTCCATCTCAGCCTTCAGATCCAGCCACTCCTCGCTGCCCTCTCTGTCTTTGAAGAGTGCAAGACGTTTTTTCATGGCATCAACATCATTCTTATATAGGGCTTCATTAAGAGCGGTATCATTCTGATAGATAGCTGAACTGGCATCATTGTACTGAGCTTTGATGCTAGCCTCCTTCTGGAGGCGTTCACGCTCAATGGTCTGCTCATTCATCTTCTGAATGGCAGCATCATGCTGCTTGACAACGTTGACCTGGTTGTCAAGCAACTGCTTGTACTCGTTGCTCTTCTCACCATATAGCTGCTTCAGCTTGGCAAAACCCTTAATCTGGATGCTCTGTCTGTCGTCGATGAACTGCTGATAGGTTTTCTTGCCTTCTGCATATGCTTTGGCGTTGTTAGCCATCAACTCGTTGGTCTCAGCCTTGATGCTATCGGCTGCCTGCTTCTGCTTGCGTTTGGCTTCTGCCTCACGCTTGCGTGCTTCTGCTGCAGCTGCCTTCTCTGCCTTGACACGAGCCTTGCGCTCTTTCTCAGAAACTTGATGAGTACCGGTTGTTCTATGCGGCTTAATGATGGTACCATCATTGCCCTTGCCATTGTAGCCATTGTTTCGCCATGGCTCTGGATCATTGATTTCAAAGTGCTGGGACTCCAGCTGTTTAATCTTATCGATGAGCTTCTGCTGATATTGCCTCTCTCTCTCAATTTCGTGGTTTACAGTCTCCCTGAACGCTTCTCTGTTATCAGATGCTAAGTTTAGCATCTTTGTTTTTCTACCTGCAAATGGATTAATACGTCCCCAAACTTTTGCCCAAAAACCTCGCTTGTCGTTGTCTGCTTCGCTAAGCAAGTCTTCATTTTCAGCCTGCTTAGCTATAGACTCAGCCAGTTTCTTCTGCAAGCCATCGATGACGATCTTCTTTTTCATCATGTCGATGTAGGACTGGATCTGCCTTGTTGCCTGACCTGTACGAACTGCCTCTTCAGTAATGTTGCCCAGATGCTCACGCATCAGCTTGCCGTTGAGGTCCTCCAGTGCTGCCTTGCGGTCTGACTCAGCTGTGGTGTTGGACTGGATGGCAGAAACGAGGCGCATGATGGATGCCTCCTCTTCTGCTGCCTGCTTGTTGGCATCGGTCACGGCATCATTGTAGTCACGCTGAGCCTGCTCAGCTGTGCTCGTCTCTTTAGAGAGTGTGACGATTGCGGCTGTCAGACCGGCAACGACAGCAATCACGGCAGTGATCGGGTTGGCCAACAACACCTTGTTCCACAACATTTGCGCAGCTGTGGTCAGTTTTATCTCTCGTGTCAACGCCATCTGAACGATTTCCATGGTCTTGAGAGCAGATGTCTTAAGACCCACAAGGACGAGATGCGCCTTTTCGCGCAGAATCATGATGTTGAGCCATGCCATCTGCGCCTTTTCTGCTATCAACTTGGCCTTAGAAACTGCAGTATAGGTGATGATGGCAGCTGTCAGCACAATTAATATGCGCCAATAATCTTTGACGAAATCAACGAGTGTGGAGAGTGCCCGAACTCCGAGACTTGCTGCAGATATGCAATATCGTGCTGCAGGATAGAGTTTCTGGCCCAGTTCGATGGAGAGGTCCAGGAACTTCTTGCTCGCCTTGTCAAGTTGAGCCTGTACATTCTCGTTCTGTGTCTCGAACTCATTGAGGACGGATGTGCCTTCGGAATATGCTTCGCTTGCCAGGTCCTGGGCAGTCTTGATGTCATCGAGCTTGTCTGCGAGGACGGTGAGGACACCTGTCGCTCTGGAACCATCCATCTTCATTTCCTCGAACATAGGTGCGAGGTCTGCGAATCCACCCTTGGCTCGCATGGCTGCCAGGAATTGGAGGAGTGCGCCATTGGCGTCCTCCTTTAACGTCTTTGCGAATTCCTTTACATTTAGACCTGCAATCTGAGCAAACTTTGCGGAGTCCTGGAACATTTTTGCCAGAAGGTTCTGCACAGCTGTTGCTGCCGTTTCATCTTGCTGCATGTTCTGGTCAAGGACAGAAGCGAGACCCATGATCTGAGCCTGTGTAAAGCCTGCCTGCTTGCCAACACCTGCCACACGGGCAGTGAAGTCAACCAGATAACCGGCAGAGGCAGAGGAATTCTGAGCCAGCTCATTGACTGCAGAACCAGTCGCCAACATGGCACCTCGCAGACCCTTGGTTTTGTCTTCGCCGAACATCTGGGCGAGTTTACCGATTTGGGAGACGGCTTTATCGCCGAGATCATCACCGAGGGCGACATTGATTTTATCGGCTCCATCGACGAATTCCTCAACTGCAGCAGTCGAGGTGATGCCGAGTCTTCCGGCATCTTCGGCCAGTTGGTTGAGCTTCTGGCGAGGTGTGCGGGTATCCATCTTCTTGAAGTCTTCGTTCATGCGCTCAACCTCCTCGGCTGCCTGACCGGTATATTTGCGGACGTTGGTCATCTCATCATCCATCTTTGCATATTCCTCTACGCATTTCTTGACGGTGAAGGTGATGCCGGAGATGGCAGCGACGGCTCCCAGGGCGATGCCCTGCATGCGGTTGAACCAGTCCGCAGAGCGCTTGATCCAGGACTCCTGAGCAACTCCCTCGGCTCTGACTGCCTGCAGTTCTGCCTTCAGCTGCTTCGCCTTCAGCTCCATCTGCTTGAACTGCTCGGTACCACGCTCCATGCCCTTCATCTGTTGGTTGATAGCCTTGATGGAGTACTCCAGGTCACGGATGGATGAGGTCTTGAGGTTGGACATGGTGTTATTGACCAGCTGCATCTGACGCTTGGTCTCCTTGATGTCCACATTGGTGCTGTCTATCTCCTTGTCATATTGCTGCATGAGGGTGACCACCTTCTGCTCACTCTGGCGGATGCGCTCCAGTTCTGCCTCTACCAGCTTCAGCTGCGAAGCTCGAGAGGCGTACATGGTAGATGTCGGGTCGTAGTCAGCCATTTGACTACGTAGCTTGGAAGCTGTGAAGTTGAGGTCATTGAGTGAAGCATGTTTCAGGTTTGACACCGTTGCGGTCATGCGTCTCGCTTCCTCATCAGCCTTGCGTGTCGCGCCCTTCAGGGCAAGCATCTGCTCCTTAACCTTGGAGAGTTGAGCGTCCAATTTTGCGAAGTCTGAAGGGTCAGACGCTGCCTTCATCTGCCCCTTCAGATGTCTTGCTGCCTTCTCCAGCTGTCCGAGGCTTGCACTTGACAGGTTGTCGAGTGTCTCCTTGACGCTCATGGTTGAGTTCTTGAATTGCTTCATCTCTCGCTCTGCGGCCTTCAGATCTTTCGCAAGAGATGCGCCTAAACGGGAATCGCCCGCCGAGAAGGCATCTTGTTTTGCCTTCTTCAGACGAGCGACTCTGTCCTCTAACTCTTTGAGTCGGTTTTTTGCCTCCTCTGAGTTGAGCTTGATGACTGTTGTATATACCTCTTGTCTTGCCATTATCGGGTGACTTGTATATAGCTGTTATATAATATGTTGGAATGGGGATTGAAGTTGATGACCTTGATGTCATAGCCTCTGGTGCCCCATCGCCACCAGAGGAATCTGTGCTTGTACTGTCTGTAGACGATGGTCTGGAGACTGTCTCTCGCCTTGTATGTCAAGATGGAGTCTGCCGTGTTGAGACGGAGACTAAGCCATCGGTCGCTGTAGGTATAGACTGAATCGCTGCGGTCAGTCTTGACCGTATCAGCAGTACTCAGACTCGTGCGCTGGTCTGCCAAGACCTGGCCAAGACGAATGTCCAGGTCATGGAGCAGTTGGCGGTCGTAGGCCTGAATTTTGTACTCCTCAGCCGGCATCTGCAGCACCTGCTGCGTGATGACCGTGAGCGAGTCTCGGATGGTGTCTCGCTCGGCTGGAGCATACTGAAGTTTCAGCCCATTGAGCTGTTCTCTCAGTTCCTGCTCCGCTCGCTGCTGTCGATGGTCAAAAACCCAGAAACAGGCGATGATGACCAATATCACCGATATGGCCATGATGATTGACTTGAGATGTTTCTGCATAATCCTTGATGTTAAATGTCGGCATATTCCGGAATTGCGTCGAAACATGGGCACTCCTTGATGCGCTCCCATGGATCGACCACTCCATTGTGGTTCTTGTCAGGCGAGATGTCACGATGTCCCATGATCTTGGCATCAGGGTAGCGTTGACGCAACTCCTTCAAGAGTTGGCGAAGTCCAGCCTTCTGCTCATCTGTTCGGTTGTCGATAGCCTTGCCAGTGCGGGATATTCCACCCATGTATGCCACGTTGACGGAATCGTAATTGTGACCTTTAACTCCGTTGGACGGCAGGTCTTCTGTCATGAGCTGCGTGTACTTGCCATCAGCGGTTACGACCCAGTGGTAGCCTGGATAATGCCAACCTTTGTTTCTAAACTCCTTGAGCAAGGCATCGACAGACCATGACTGTCGGCTTGCTGTACAATGAACGAAAATTTTCTTAATTTTGCGTGCCATTTTTGTTATTGAAATATTTATTGATAATGTCTTTAACTCTGGTGTCAAAAGTCAGTGCGAAACCAAAGACGGTTGCCACGTAAACCAGACTCTGCCCAAAGTACCACAAGACGTTAGACGTGACGTCGTGGGACATAAAAAAGCTGATGTACACGAGCACAATGCCAGCAAGCAGTACGATGCCAGCCGAGCTGTAGTGTATCCAATCCTTGGTATTTCTCTGCATATCTGTACCTGATTAAATCTGGCACAAAGGTACAGATAATATAAGAAAAATAAAAATACGGCAGGAAGAACTATTGCCCTCCTGCCGTATCTGATAACTATGAGATATCTCTGTCGAGTAATTCTCTGGCCATCTGCTTAGCCTGCTCTCGCCATTCCTGGAATACCTGGTACTCTGTCTCATGCTCCTTATTGCCATCTCCATGGTTGCATAGGATGGCTTCGACATCGCCCTGACTGTACTTAGTACGAACAAGACCATTTACGAACTGGCGATAGCTTGCCGACTCAGCCTCAATTTTAGTGGAGCCGTCAATCTCTGTGCCCTCGTAGCAGTAGGCTGTCACTGTCTTACTATCGCCATCAGACTCCGACATGGTGGTGTCTGGGTGATAGTTTTCTACTATCTGCTCACTCAGGAACAGAAGAAAATGCTTGCTGTCATATCTCAAGTATGACATACGGCAAAGATAAAATTTCTTGTGCATCTAGATAAACTTATAAAATTTCTTGCCAAACTTGTTGGTGAGTTCCGCTGCAACGGTGTAGAAGCCCTTGTCCAGCAGTTCCCACTCCTTGCGTGCCTGGTCAACCAGAATATCTGAGCCAGTAAAGAGCCACCACGACTCAGGTTGCCAAACCGGCTCCTCAATCTCATCGCCATGTTCATCGAGTTGTCCTGTCTTCCGGACGTGATCTATAAAACGGAAGCGGATGGCTAGGCGGTCCTTTGGCACCTTCTTGGTGACTATGTGCTTGACGCCCTGGTCGTCAACTTCTTCAACCTGCTCCATCTTGAAGTCGACTCTCGACTTATCAATCTTGTAATCCTCTATGAGGATGAGGAACTTGTCATAGTCCTCAATGTTGTGGCACAGGATATCGCCTGGATGCTTCTTCTGCGCCAAACTCATGCCCTCGAAGGGAACCTCTCCCTTGCGAGCCTTCACAATCTGACCATACTTTTTCATACCGATTTTATTTAATAAGTTTTGTGTATCTGCGTGCTTGGCTAGGCCAAGCCTCGATGCTGCCTTGCGCCGGATCTGCTCATCGGTAAGACCACGTTTGCGCAATCTTGCCACTTGGGCACAGAGAGCCTGCTTGGTGCGCTTGCGCAAAAGGGCATGGTCGGCAAAGATCTTCTGACCACAGAAGTCTATGCCGTCACATGTACGATGAATATTCCAACTTTTATTGATGCTCAGCTTCCAGTCTCTTGCCAAGTGCATGACTGCAAGCTCCGCCATGAGGCGTAAGAAAACCTTATCTTCATGCATGATGAAGATATTGTCCATGAATCTATAATAATGTTTGAGCCCTTCGCGGCAAAAACGGTCGAAGCGCTCATTGAGGGATTTTACCCCCCCACATTTAAAACGATAGCTTGCTGCTCCGAGCGGCATGTGAGGAGCATGTCTGTGACGTACCGAGCCTGCCAATAACCGTGTTTTTCGGGGTCTTGGAGTATGTCGAAACACCGCATGGCGAGATAGTCAAACCTCGCCAGAAACAGTTGCCCCAAAAGTTGTGTAAGCTTGACGCCCAGCACAATGCCATTGGCATAACTGTCAACGACCTCGTCGATGAAAGCAAGTAGCTTGCGGTCCTTGATATACAACCTGTACTCTCTCTTGAGCAGATTGTGCTCAACATTTTGAAAATAATGATGTATATCCATGGGCAAGCAATAGAATGTGTCTTGCTGTGGCGAGGTAAAGATGTCCTGCTTGATAATCTTATAAAAAAAATGCGTGCCTCGCCCCTTGGTACCAGCCGGACTGTTGAAAGGAATCTTGGCTCTCAACTTATCTTCACTGGTGTGCATGGCTGCATGCTGAATGACATGATCGCCAACAGGCAACTTATTGACTATGCGATGCTTTGGTTTTTCAACCGGCTTGGCCTCATAGTCTGATGTATGCCATGTCTGATGAACATATGCATTTAGCAGGGCTTGAAGATTTGTTTCAAACTCTGCCTCAAACGCTTGAACTGAGAGACGGGACTTCTTGTGCCGGGAAAAATCAAAAAATGCTTCACGAAAATTTTGCAAAGTCTCAACCGCCTGTGAAATGTTACCTAACCTCTTCACTTGCTTTAAAATTTTATGTATATAAAAAAAAGGTCGGTGTCTGATAAATGTCGGTGTCTGTGTCTGTTGTCTGCTTTTATGATGTCCTAACTTTCGACCGGATGACCCATTGTCATCATCTACTAGCTATTCTGCTAATGTGTATGTTTTGCCATGAGGCAAGGCCTGACTCCCGAAATCACTGCAGCTAAGCAAACTAACCTGCAGTATCTTGTTAAGTTGAGGGCCGCACCGTAGTTCACATTGTAATCCGAGACAGCATTGTTCACATTGAGCGTCGACAGACCGCATTGACCACCATTGTTAGCGTTGCCACCACGAAGACACAGGCGAAAACCGGCGCAGGAATCACAGCCTGGTTTAATTCCGCCTGCAAAGGTACTGAAAAAAATCGGAATGAAAGAATGTCAAAGAGCGAAATTTCAAAAAAAATCGACCGCCCAAGGGCGGTTGGGTATGCTCGCTACGCTCGCAGGGTGCTCAGGATTGCCCTTGGCTCCGCTTGGGAACCTTGGTCAATCCTGCACACTCCTGCTCACGCCAGCACACCTCTGAACACTTTAGGCCGCCTCGTAATACACTGGTTCCAATGACCACTCGGATGCTGCTTCGCAGAGGGCCGCACCGTAGACCACATCGTAACCCGAGACAGCATTGTACACACCGAGCGTCGACAGACCGCATTGACCACCATAGCGAGCGCTGCCACCACGAAGACACAGGCGAAAACCGGATGTAGCTCCTGACGTATTCCAGAAATAGCAAGTCAAATAGGTTGACTCTGTTGCACCAATCTGTGTACAGAAGTTCTCGAGATGTTCCATCGACAAGGTCTTGATCCATCCTTCACCACCGCCTGGTGACTTGCTCAACGCTATCATGCCGGAAGCGTTGCCGATGGTCCAGGAACCGTATATTGACGGAGCCACGAGGTGTGTCATGGTCTTGTCACTGTTGACCTGACAGAACTCATCATCCGGCATTCGCCAGAGATTGCCGAAGCCGTTCTTTAAGCCGAAGAAACATGGAATCTTGGCATTATATACCGTTGTCCCTGCGTCATTCTTGACTGCGTAAGTTGCTTCACCGCACGAATCCCCAAGCTCGATGCCTGCACTCATAGGTGCTACAGGTCTATAGCCGTTGTAGCCGCCCCAGTCTGGCATCTGTGTCAAGCCTACACCGAGTCCTCCCTGGAAGAGACCATTGGCATCCTTGTTGGCATTGACGGCATCCTGATCGTAATGTGTACCGAAGATGACGCCGAAAAGAATTGCTACAATGGATGTATGTCGCATGGTTGTGCTGAGCCAGCCCTTGCCATTCTTGCGTGCTGCAGCTCTGAACTGCTCAGCAGTCAGATTAGTTGCCGGTCTACCCAGAAGCGTATTATTTTTGCCATCATAAGACGAATTGTTGTCTCCACCACGATAGTTAGTTCCATTATTGATATAGCTCACAAGTCTGCCTGTGCTTCGCTCTATAGTGGCGAATCCTGCAGCAGAGAGACTGCCGATAGGAATCTCGTAATTAAACTCACCAGGAATTGGCTTGATGCCAATCTGCTCATAGTGCAATCCGCCAATATCCTTTATGACAACGTAGAATTTACGTCCCCATCCCCACTGATAGTGACCTTCGGTACCATCCAGCTTAGCTGGTTCACCAGTAGCATACTTGTAGTGATCCTTGCTGTCGAGTTTCCGACGGCTGTGGTCATTCTTGACCAGGTATGCGCCCAGTCCGAGGATGTACGGCAACTCCCTCAGCAACTCAAGTGAGCCAACGTATGATGCAGCCTTAGGCGTTGCGTTGTTAGTGTCCCACACTCTTCCACACCAGGCATGCTGACCAATAGCAAGGTCAGCCTTGAGCGCATCCATACCGATGCTAGTGACATTGCCATTTTGGTCTGTCAGCAGCACGCTCTGGTTGCTGTTGACGGTTGTGACTTTCGCCACGGAATTGAATTTTTTACCTTCCATTTCCAGCTATTCTAATTTTGATTATTTTCTACATTATTATATACCCATATTGTATGACCAAGATGGTTCGTGCCGATTAGCTCACACCACCCTTCAACACTTATGGTAATCTCTCTATTCGTTGAGAAACTGCTGCCTGCCTCCATGAATACGTCCATTTTCTCCTCGCCTTTAAGTTCCGCTGGCGGTGAACTGCGAGTTATGATAGGATTGAAGACAACGATGCGCATGAATTCTTCATCTTTCAGGTGTGGTAGGACATAGGTTCCGCCACCCCGGATGAAAGAGCCATTTATGACACTAGTACCATCAGTTACAGTATTCACGTTGTATCTCAGTCTTCCGACAGAGACATCTCCAGAGACCCTGACATTCTGGAATATTCCTCCCTTGCAAACGAGATCGCCGTCCTTAGCTCTGAAGACAATGTTGCCATCCTTATCCTTCATTTCGATGGTACGGACACCCAGGTTCTCCACCATCTGGTACTGGGCGAGGATGATGTGGGCTATGATGAGTTCGATAGACTGACCCAGTCGCCAATAATGGTTGTTCAGATCAGCTGCAGATCCCGGATAATTATCTGCAGTCTTGACGTGCGTCTTGATGCAGGAATAGCTATTGCCATTATATAAGACAACATCCTTCCACTCTTCACCTTCTCCACCCGCTTCGAATCTGTATCCATTGCTGCAGGTATTCCACAGCTGCGGACCTCGAAGGACGCTGCCCTTCTCACCCTTGACAGCCTTCCGGATAAAATTAATAGTTCTTGTTATTACTGTCATAGACTACTTGACTGATTGAATCGTTAATGACACGCTGCTGTAACCGGCATGCTCGCAGTCTGCCCTGGTCACAGCAAATGAACTCAGCTGGACAGTAGGCTTGCGTGCTGCCTCAGTATTGAGGACAACACCAGAACCTGACTTCAGCGTGAAATAGAACTTACTACCGATAGCCTCAGACTTTCCCCTGACAATCAGTCTCGGAGTATAGGTCACAGTACCATTGCCTGACTCGTCCTCGCTGATAGACTCATCAGCCGGTGTCGGGTTGGGCTCAATATCGTATGGATCTGACGCATCGATGACAGTCTGGAAATCGAAACCCAGCATATTATGCTTGCCCATGGCCTTGTCGTTGTACACTTCCACCATGAACTCCCTCGTGCAATCAACATCTGATGCCTTGACGGTGAGGATCTTGGCACTGGCTCCTGCAATCTGCTCCCAACCTGTGATGCTATTGACTGCTCTATACCACTTGTAATATAGTCCTGCTGTCAGAGTTTCGTTGCCCTGCGTGACTTTGGCTTCGAGCTGGCAGCTGTCATCCTTGCTACCCAGAACGAAGTTGTGCGTATCATTAGCCGGAGCCTTTATTGTCACACGATAGGCGACTCCTGTATAAGGGCCAACGGAAATATCGTAGCTAGCCTGAATATCATCTGTAGCCTCCTGCTGCCCAGAACGCTCTGTGATGGTACCGACCATCCTGATTGTAATGCCGCTATAGTTAGAAACCTTAACCAGGTTGTTGCAGATTTTCAGTCCCCAATATAATTGCGAAGCACTTGGTCTGATAATCTCAAAGAGACCGTCAAACAGTCCTGTAGACTTGCCTGCAGAATTGAAAGGAATCTCCGTATCATTGAAGAAGTACTTCATGGAGGTAGGTGTACAGATGCCTTCTGCTGTTCTCGATGAGATGACAACGAAGTACAGCTTCGGCTGCGTCTGCGAGAAATCCGGATAGACAGTCACGACATCCCCATTTCTCTGGTACTCCTGGTAGATATCTCCGTCAGGCGACTGGATTGACGGAGTAAATGTACCCATCTTTGGTATGAAGTTGATGGTTGTCGACTTACTTGCGCTACTCATTTTCTGCCTCCTCTCTCTGCTCTGTCATGATGAATCTGCTGTCTGTAGCTACAGGCAGCTTGTTGCACACTTTGCCTTCCTGCTCCATGCAGGCGGTCTTGCCATCCATAGCGATAGCGCCTATTCTGGACAGCGTCTCCTCGAACTCGATAGGTTCCCCAAGCTGTAGGATATCCTGACACCAGAGAATGAAATTGCCATCCTGCAGTTCAGTTCTGTCCTCGGTCAGCTGAAGCAACTCCACGACCTTGCGATTTGCCTTGATGTATCTTTCCATATATTATATTATAAATGATGATTAGTGAAAAATGAACGGATTGCCATCTGCGTCCACGAAGACCTTGCCGTCGGCATCCATAGCCAGAGCTAAAGGATCGAGGTCTTTAACTTCCAAAGCAAGGATAGCTCCCCTGTTCGGATCCAGCAGATCTGTAGGTACTCTCGGAGACATGCCATGTCCGACAAGGACAGCGTTCTCAAAGTGTATCGAGTTATTCGGTGCCATCCACCAGAGGACCTGCAGTTCTCTTGTCGGGTTCGCAATTTCTCCGACATTGTCAGAGATGGTTGCCGCTGGGTTTACTACCTTCGTGTCGGGCAGGACTTCGTCGACCGTGTCGAGGATATCGTAATCGTAGAATGGTATCCTGCGGACGATATTGACAATTCTGTTCGGTGTAGCATCACTCAGATCTACGCTTGCCGGATTGCCATCAGCCGAGAATTTAGCCCTGCATCTGATGCAGATGCGCTTGCCCATGAGCGAGCGGTCTAGAATAACCGATGTTCCATCTGCAGAAACTTTGATTTCGAGGTCATCTGCTGTAATGGCAGAGAACTGACCTCTATCACGGAGAATCTCCCAGATGAACAGCCTCTTCTCCTTAGCGCACTCCTCTGATCCGAGGCGCAGAGATGCATTGATGACCTGCTTGTCTGTATCACGAAGCGGATTATAGTATCGGTCTCCACTCGAAAGCAGCAGCGTCGGCTTGTAGAGGGCCGCATTCTTGCAGTTGATGGAATAGTCCATCATAATTCTGTGAACCTTATTTGTCCTGCTGTCCAGGTACTTCGCCTTGAATCTGAGCAGAATCGGTTTCTGCGGCGCTGCGTTGACATACCAGAGCAGTTTGCCGGCATCATTGCCGGTCGAGGTGATGACATGCTTTCTAGGTGTCGAAACCAGCGCATTACCCTCCACACCATTCTCGACTCTGTACCAGGCGATATCTGTCAGTTCACTATTGACACGACCACTCTCGAGTATGTTATCTCTGTCGATTATACCAACGACCGGTTGCAAGGCGCATGGTGTCAACTCGTAATTAGGAGCATACTCATTCTGGTTGGCGTCATAAGTCTGTTCGAGCGGAACGCTGCCTGATATTGTCTTGGATGTGTTCACCTGCAGAGGCGTGTATTTGAAGTCTAATCTTTTGTATTTCATCTTATATGTTATTAAACACATTCCAGTGTGATGGAATCTTGGGCAACCTCATCGCCCAGACCATCACGAAGTGTAACTGTTGCCGTGAATCTAATCTTAGCCGGAACTCCCTCGCTGTCGATGGAGAGGTCTGACTGGGTCAGGACGATAGCCTTGCCTGCCTTGGAACCGACTTCGAGTGACCAGATATTGTCACTTGTGACTCTCTGCCCACCAGCCCTGTTCTCCGTGTATCTGGTCCAGGCTACGTCGCTGTCGAGGATATCTGATGTGATATCCTGTCCGTAGAGCGATGCGACGACTGTCAGCGGAGCTCGGAAGTTGTCGAAATCATAGAGCGTCTCGTCTTCGAGGAAATCAATGGTGAAGGCTGGATTGCCCTCTATCATCGCCCAATCGGTATTGTTCCACCTTGGTGCGGTATGGGTACCAGTCTTCTGACATCGCCACTTGCACCCAGTATACCAGACATCGGAAGTCTCGTATTTGCCAGTTTCTGGATTGAGAGCTGAGCAGAAATAGTCTGCCGCCTCTGACCATGGTCCTCGGTCAACATAATCGACAACCGGTTTGCCTTGATAGTCAATCTGTATGATATCCTGGGTGATGATGCCGGCTGCATAGAGATAATCCCTGCCCTTGACTATAGGAAGGTTAAGCGACTTGACGAATTCAGGCATGTCGCCGAAGGCCATGCCGTAGTTGTAATTTTCAAGTATCGGCTTTGTGACGCCCGTCAGCTTGACGATGCGCCCCTCGGAACTGGAGATGTAGAAACAGCTCTGCAGCGACTCATCGGTCTGGTTGCCATACCGGGCGATATTCATGAGCTCACATGGCGGGAAGTTCTTTCCTGCCGGAACTTCGGCATCAGGATAGAGGGTTACCTCGATGTAATTCTTAACCGCGTTGACGCTGTTGACTCTCATCCATGAGGTGTAGTAATCAGCCGAAGTGCCAGAATTGGCTGCCGAAGCGATGTTGTTGACAACTCCCTTGATGACGTTGCCCACATGCTGAGCCGTGAAGTATCCACTATACTTGGAGCGGAGGTGTAAGCCATAGCAATCATCGCCCAGACTGTCAACGCTCTCGATGGTGTCGCTCTCGGTGAAGAAAGTGTCACCCTCCTGCGCTGACAGGCGGTTGACAATCAGCTCCATGACCCGCATGTATGTGCGGACGGTGATGCTCTCAACCTCTGCATTGCCATTGGCATCGACCTGCGCGCCCTTGCCGTTGTACAGCCCGGAGACGAAGTCACCGAACTGTGCACCAGCCTTGAGCTGCGCCATCTGCTCGGAGATGAGTCCACGCAGGAAGGTAATCATGCCCTCGGCTGCATCGTCATGCTTGCGGCTGAGGAAGGCATCGGAGGTCTCGTCGGCACAGAAATGCAGCAGCGAGAGGAAGGCGTTGCCGATGCGGTTAGCCGTGTTGGCCTGCAGGCGACGCTCGTCTCTGATGCCCTCAAAAAGGGTCTGAAGTGCACTCTTGTCTAGTTTATCTGCCATTTTTTCTTTTTTGTTTGCAAAGATAATATGCCGATGGAATCGGTAAAAATACGCTCCCTAGAGGTAGCGTGCTGCACCGATGCCCTTGAAGATCTCTGTGAGGGCAGATGCCATCAGACCATTGTACCGGTCGCCGTAGAAGGTCGCCTCATGCTCGTTGAGCTTCATGACAGATGAGTAGTACTTCTGCGAGAACCAGTCACGGCGACCTTTTGGTTCGCCACCTGCGACGCGGCCGCCCCAGGCAGGGCCCACCTTCTTCGGTTTCTCGAGATTGTTGTCACGACGGTATTCATCGTCCAGGAAGTTGAGGTCGCCGTTGTTGATGCGGTGGACTTTCTCGCCACCCTGTGCCTCGGTCCACTTGTACCACTCATGTGCCGGGCCTACTCCTGCAGCTACATAGATACCGTACTGCAGGAAGTTGTGCTCAATGGTGGTGACAGAGCCCTGCTCCAGGTGCGCCTTGATGGAAGCGTATAGGCGGCCTGTATCGATGGTACGAAGCCGCTCCATGCGCTCTCTCCAGTAGTCGCCCATGGCATTAGTCCATCCTCGCTCATATCTGAGGAGATCGTCTACTGCTGCGTCTGCCATAGGCTCTCGTCATACTGAATGTCGATAGGTTCGTCTGATGTGACCATGAAGTAGAGTCCTGTGACGCCATTCATGGACCATCTGCCCAGTTCGCTCGAATAGACCTGCGTGAGGTCCAGGAACTCCATCTGTCCGTCGTATGCCTCACGGCTCTTGTCGTATAGCATGCGACTGAGGAACTGTCGGAAGATATATCTGCAGATATTCATTTTCGCCTCTCGGTCTGCCATGTCATCGCGTCGGTACCCTGCCAGGATCCAAACGGTATAGACGTTGCGGTCAAAGAAGCCCTCTCCGATGGAATGGGTGTTGCTATCAACGGTGTCTGACACCATAATGAAGTTGGATGCCTTTCGGAACTGCTGCATGACTCCCTGGATGGAATCTGGTCCGGAACACTCTGTTGCGACAAAATTATAATCCCTGCAGGTTCTGCACTCGGCAGCCAGCTGCTTGAAATATGCGATGGAATCAAAGATTTTCTCTGTCATATTCTGAATATTTAACTGTTTTGCCTATTGCGCTTCCTAAACTCTTCTGCCTCCCGAGCCTTGTTGTCCAGTTCCGTGAGGGCTGCCCAGCAGTCTGTATCGTAGACTGCCTGCAGTTTAGTTACATCGCCATCTGTGAGCGCCCTGACCTGCGCCTGAATAGCTGGCATGATGTCCTCATGGCGCAGCTCTCCACCCTCTCTTGCGGGTCTGAAGAAATGAGGGAAGTTAGCGGCGAAATACTCCTTGACGCTCGAGAACCACATGAAGACTCCCAGAAGTTCATAGGGCTTAAATTTGGCGGTTTCATCGGCAGAACCATCTGCGGTTCTGTACATGAGTTGCGCCATCTTCAGCAGGAATCTGTCCTCCTGCTTGAGCATGAACAGTTGGTAGTTCTTCTCGATATTGAGGTAATCGTAGAAGCTGATATCACGTAGCAGGCTATCTACTGCCGTCAGCTGAACGTCACTTGTGACCTGTAGAGGCCGAAAGTCCGTAAAGGAGTCGATGAAATCGAAGTTTTTGAGCAGGGAGAGAATTTCTGCAGCGCTGATATACAGGACTCTCTCGCGCACTTTCCCAGTCTTAGTATCGCCATTTTCGTCGCTTTCACCGCATTTAGCGCTACATTTCCACCCGGTTCGGGTGTACTTATGTACGGTAAGACCGCAGAACCTTGCGAGAAGGTAGCATTTGACAACGGTATGATCCTGGAACGTCGACATGATGCTAAGGACATAGCGCAACTGATCCTCTGAAAGTTCCGCCCACGATGACGGCGCCTTGAAATTGAACTCTTGTGTACCATCTTTATGCGTTGAAAACGAAGGCAGGTTTTGATTTTTCATTATTGAACTCTTTGAAATGGTTAGCCTTATATGCCGATGAATTCGCATATAATGGGAATTTATCGAGGTTCCTGTCCAGATATGAGAGCAGACTTGCACGCTCGTTGGAGTATGCAGACAGCATGCCGTTGGCAAGCATTATCATGCAGCGCATCAGCATGAGGCGCACCTCGTTCTCTTCCCAATTACTTTTACGCTCGCATCTAACCTGTGACATGATGTCATCCATCTGCTCATCAGAAACAAGCTTGCGTATGGTGGCATCTGCCTCTTGCATGGCTGCCAACTTGGATGCCCACTCCTTGGATGTCATGCTGGTCTCTCCCGTGAGAAAACGGTAAGCGTCAAAGCTCCAAACTATCGTCTGTATGCCCTGCTTTGCCTGTAGGGTTTTTCCCCAACCCGGTACGTTGCAGAGAAGCGCCAGGACTGTCTGCTGTGATGAGATGAAGGCTACACGGCATTGCTCGATGAGCGCCTCGACTCTGGAGGAACTTGCCGGAGAGACTTCGTTGTTGGCCACAACGCCAAAGCCTGTAGGAGTGAGCACGAGGTCGAGGTGTCTTACTACGCTGAGGAAGGCATCGAGGCATACAGTCTTGATGACTGCTTCACGCAGCTCCTCGCTGTTGTTGTACCATGGGTGCGAGCTGGTCTCCAGTGCCTCCTCGCTGGTCTCCAGTGCCTTCTCGCCTACCTCGCCCAGTATCTGCTTACTGATCCGCTGATAGGACTCCTTGAAATGCGGTTCCACCGACTCGAACACCTCAGAGTGCGAGCTGGTGGCTGCAAGGATGCTCTGCTCGAAGTCATCCTTGCTGATTTGAATCTTCATTTTTGCCATTATTGTTTGAAACTATTGATGTCTGTTGGTCCTTATTTTTGTCTAGTGTCGTGAGTTCTATCATCGGCACGTCTACGGTCACTCCTCGGTCGGCATAGCCATTGTAGTGGGAGATGACGTGGTAAGGCTTGCACATGATGTCGTGGCAAGCCTTCTCGAGCGACTGCTTGAGGATGAAGAGCTCGCGCTTGTCTGAGCCGGAGTTGTTCATCTGGCTCTTGCCTGGTGTGGCTCCGATGAGGTTTGGATGCACGCCCAGCGAGAAGCAGAGGGCGTTGGATGCCTCGCTCATGTCGTCAGCCCAGTCGCCACCCTCCTTCTTGCTGCCCTCTGAGAGGTTGATGATGCGCACCATGCGCTGCTCCTTGCCGTTGGGGTCGAAGTAATAGCCCGTGATGAGCGCCTTGCCGGCATTCTCCGGACCGCACACGAAGTTGATGATGTTGTCCTTCTCCTGCAGGATGCGCTCCTTGCGCTTATCCGGGTCGATGATGTCCTCGTTGTTGCAGAGTTCCTCCCAGTAGTCGCGGTGCACCTCTATCTGGATGCGAGGAGCGGAGGTGTTCTTGATCATGTAGCGCTTGCCGATGCCGATGAGACGGTAGATGTCGTACCAGGCATCGTCGAAGATGCTGGCATAGTATGGTATCGGATAGTACTGCAGTCCGGGTGTCGGAATGCGTGAAATGATGGCAAACTTGCAGTCCTTGCCCATCTCAGGAGCCTTGCCCATGATGCCGGTATATGGATCCGGAGCCTTGCCCATGCGCGCCATGAGGTCGCCCAGCGGGTCGTAGAGGTCGAGGAGCGGGATGACTTCGGTGTGGACAGGCGACATGACGTTGCGGAAGTCGCCGAAGAAGACATGCTCTATGCGCCCTTTCTCATTTGGTACCTCCAGTCGGCAATAGGAAACGTCCTTGTGGCGGATGTTGACTATCTTGGAGTGGTCACGGCTCAGGATGATGACCTCTACCGACCAGAAGAAAAACTTCATGTCGGTGGCTTGCTGCATGAAGACCTCGTGGATGGAGTTCTTCAGGCAGAAGTCGCGTATCTCTGCGTCGGTGGTGTCCTGCTTGGTCTCCCTGTCCATGAAGCGCACGCCCTGGCCGTAGCAGCACTGGACGTTGAAAGCCATAGCTCGCTGCGCCACCATGTTTCGGCGCAGCAACTGCTGCAGGGTGTATGGCATGTCGTTGTCATCGCCATAGTTCACATACTCGAAGAGCTTGCCGTCTGAAGTCTCCAAGATGCCCGTGGTGGCATCTCCCACCTCTCCGGAACCCAGAAAACTGGTATCCCTTCCGTACTGCTGCTCGATGGTTGTGGAGTCTGTTACCCTGCTCACGCCCTCTGCCACGAGAGCGTAGCGACTGTAGGAACCGCTGGTACCTACTTGCTGAAGCTGATATTTTTTCTGTTTCATGTCATAAATATACTGGTAAGCCCAGGAACTGGTGAATGTAGATGTCCGGAACGGTGCGAACCTCGGCATTTGCCGGGTTGACGAGGCGGTGGAATCCGCCACGCCAGCTGCTGCCCCTGACCAGCCATCCTGTATAGTCGACGGTCTTGCCGTCTGATGTCCACGCCTTCAAATTGATTGTAGAGCGGTCTCGCTCTGCCTTGGCCAGGAGGCGCAGCACCTCTGTGAGGTGGTAAGCCGTGCGTCTCATCAGTTGAAGGTGTTATCAAAGGTGTTGTCGAAGATACGGCCGGCTCGCTGCAGGTCAAGCACGTTGTGCTGGCGCTGGGCGTAGGTGTAGCTGAAGGTGAAGCGTGGCACGCTGTCGCGCAGGTTGTCGCGCTTGGACTTTGAGTCAGAGAGGGTGACACGCTTGCCCACCTTGGCTACCCCACCGATGAAGTTGACCAGATAGACCTCGTCTGAGCGGAAGAGATCATCTGCCCAGTTTGCCATGTCTGTGCCCAGATAGCCAGTATCGGCGTTGAAGGTGCGCTGCTCTGTGATGCGGTAGTTTACCCTGATGCCGCCCATGTAGGCTGCATCGCGGGTGTACTGCGGGTCTACTTCGTGCTTGCCTGTGCAGTAGATGAGTTCCTGGCAGCCGAAGCTGTTGGTGAAGAGCAGAGTCGGCGCCACATCACGCTCCTCGCTGTCTATGATGAAGGTCATGGAGCGTGAGCCTGCCTCTACCACGTAGTAGAGAAGGTCGGTGTCCTCGGTCTCGAAACGAGACGGAGAAACGTCGATGGTGGTGTAGATGTCATTGCCGCCGGTGGCTGGTGCGGTAAACGATTTTGTGGTTTTGTCCGCATAGTGTGCGGTGACTTCTGCTGTTTCCTTGCCCATGTAGTGGAGATATTCAAGTCGCCCCATGTAGGTGGTCTTGTGCCCCTCGAGCAGGGTGAGGAAGTGGGTGGTGAGGAATGTAGAGCAGTCCACGCCCACGATGTCTACGGTAGAATAGTAGACCTGCAGGTTGGCTGTCTGCGTATCGGTGACTGTTGCCGAGTCGGTGTCTCCGGAGCTCGGAACCTGTTGCTCAGCGATGGTGATGGTGGCTGTGACTGCCAGCCTCCGGCGTGCATAAGGACGGAAGATGTCGGCAAGGTCGATCACTCTGACCTCTCCATCGGCAGGATAGAGATACTCATCGTAGATGATATCATCACCTATCTTGATGGTGACGAGCAGGCGGGTCTTGGCCGTGAGAATATCGATGTCGGGGATGTTCTCAAGGAAGCAACTGCCCGACGGAAGTGATGTGATGGTCATATATTATCTTTTTTGATGCAAAGATAATACATAGAGGATAAAAATAAAAATACGGCTGACTACCCTCACGGGCGGTCAGCCGTATCAAAGCTTTTCAAAACTTTGTAAAATTTTTCGTGCTGCAAAGGTACGAAAAATTATTCATAACACATGGTAGTACACTAAAATATATGAGTTTTTAACTTAAACAAGTTTGTCCGGCCTGACAACTCTCTCCCATATAGCCCATGCCACGGTACCGTCTGGCTGCGTGGCTACATAGTAGCCATGCGCCTGCAGATACTGGTTGATGGTTTCTATACTGACACCGCCCATGTCATCAAGTTCCGTGGCGATGTCCTGTGTGGTCTTGAAGCTCTTCTTGTAATCAAGACCGGTTTCTTTATCCTTCACAGGGAGGCAGCTGCGGAAGTGGAAGTAAGCGTCGAGCAGGTCCTCCTCAAACTGCTCGCTGATGAAATTATCTGTATTTCTTGGCATAATCTTTAATTTTTAAATGGTAAAACTTAAATGCTGTCACCAGGGTGCTGTCGGTATAATGCCGACTCATAGAGGTCAACCCAGTAGCTCAGACGGGTAGCCCAAAGGTCGTATTTGGTCTGAAGTCTGGTAACACGGATCTCCTCTCGCTCCAGTTCTCGGAGATATCTGCCGACAATGCGATGACAGTCCAGATTAACACAGTATCTTGACTGAATCTTGGCATACTCCACCAGTTTGTACAGTTCCTTGCGCTTTCCTTCAAGCGCCCACCAGCGCCTTTCGAGCTCAGCGCGAATGCGACGACGTCTGAAATATAGCAAGATAACGTCTCTCTTGACTTTCTTCTTATTCTTTTTCATACCTAATCGTTGTTGATGGTTTTCCACTTTTCTAAAGTCATATTGTATGGCTCAACCTCTTTAGCTCCATATGTAAGAGCATAATAGCGATGATCATACCATCGGATAATAGTCTGCTTGTGTGACGCATCATCGATGAAAACAACAGAACCCATTGTATTGTATTTTCTCTGAAATTTGATTTCCACCTTATGGGCGTTCATTTTTTTGCCAATATTTATGAAGTATTTGCACTTGCTGATGTCCTTGGTTATCAGCTTTGCCGTGCGGTTTCTACTTTTCTTCATCACTCACTCCTCCTTTCTTGTCTTTGGTCCAGCCTGGGTGCAGGAGTCCTTCTTCTGCTCCCGAAAGTACCCCCCCCGCTTCTCGGTATCTCTCAAAGATTTTGTGGCGGTCGCTCTGGATGGTATTGTTGTTGAGTGTCCAAAGATTAGTCTCCTCGACCTTCGCCTTGTCTCTGCGAAATCCTGCCTCATTGCGAAGCTTTCTACAATTACGGAGTTCTTCCTGATATTCATTTTTGGCCTTCTCGAAAGCATTACGGGCACAGCGGTAGCTTTCCCCTGCTTCATCCTCCATGCATTCAATACTGTCCAACGAGCTCTCGTAATTCCGGCTTATAACTTGCAACTCTGCCTGATGGCGCTTGCGCTCGTCAGCAGCTCTCACGATGTTCTCCTCCAGCTGAGCATGAAACAGCTCTGTAGTCATTCTGCTCACCATCATGCTACCTCCCCTCCGAAAATGAAACCACCAATCATGACAACAGCCATCACAGCTGCGAAACCAACCATGGTGAGCACAACCTCTCCATAGGTCACGGTCTCCCCGCAGATATAGCTGAAGGTCTCGCTCTTGGTCTTGGCGAGCTTCTTGATTTCACACTTGAGGGCATTCATACCCTCCTCAACGCTGATGCCTGCAGGTCTCACCTGCGCATCACTTAATAAAATAGAATTCTGCATATTGCATCGTCTTATAACCATGAACAGCCGATTGTATAAAAGGGTGGCGGCTGCATTCCCCGTTGGTTATAAGACGATGGCTTATCCGGAAGGACAAATCAGATCTTACGGTTCATGCAGCCGCCATGTATTGGGCATATCTATTTTCCCAGTTGGAAAAAATTATTTTCCCAGTTAGAAAAAAAGATTTTCCTAGGCATAAAAAAAGCCTGCGGCTAAGAAGCCATAGGCGATAACGGTCGCCTTGCCGGATAGTTTACTATCGTCTTATAACCGTTGGCAAAGGTAAGAAGAAAATTTGGAACCGCCAAAAAAAAAGCGAGAAAATTTAGAAGAATCTGCAGGGAATATGTTTTAGAGCATAAAATCGGGGTATTGGGGAATGAAAAGGAACAAAAAAAGCCCCCGATGCGTCACGCACGGAGGGCTCAGAGATCTTAATTAAATTTCCTACATAATTATATGAAAACTGTCAGCGAACTAAATCACGGCAGTCTGCATTTCTTGTGAAATCTGACGCAGACAGTCCAAAATCTGCTGCTTGCGTTTCTGGCTAGGTTCATGCTTACCCATGGCATACTGGCGCATAAGTGATGCATTGACACCCGCCTTTTTCGCCACTCCGCTCATATTGAGGTATGAGTAATAATCGAAGAACGAACCGATGTCAAACCGGAACACGAACTCCAGCTCAGGCATCTGCTTGCCCTCCTCTTCAAGAAGCTCCTTGATTTCCTTCTGCGCCACATACATATCCTCAATAGCTTGCCTGGCTGTGTTACCATACCCGGCAAGTGCAAAGTCTGGAAGTTCTTCAACCATGAAGCAAGAGAAATTCTTCTCCTGCTTGCCTTTCTCTACCTGTATCGTTACTTTTGTTGCCATACTTTTAAACCAATTAAAAAGAGACCTTAAAACCAACCACTCCATCCATTTCAACGAACTTGGTCAACTAGAGAAAAATTGCCGGGCTTAAAGCCCGAGCAATCTTTCTAGAATACTGTCGCAAGTCTTTTTAGGGACTTCCCGACTGCCATGCCGTGGAACCGGACATTTGAGTCCTGTAATAGGACTATACCAAACGTCGTGATTTCCACCATGCCGAACAACGAAGCATCCCGCTCGGTTCAGCTGTCTAACTAGTTGACTAGTTTTCATCTTATGTAAGGAATTTAATTAATTAAAAGATCTCTTTGTCTGAAAGACGTTGCAAAGATAACAAAAAAGTTATGTTCCACCAAATAAAAAGATAACTTTTTTGTTATATCTAATAAGATTTAACATTTGGGGAAGAAAATCTAGGGTTTGAGGAATAAAAAGGAATGAAAGTGTAATGAAGTGGAAAGAAAAGGAATGAAAAGGAATGATTTCCCCGATATTCTCCATTTTTCTCCGAAATTCTCCGATTTTCTCCGAAAATGACCGTAAAAACGACCGAAAACGACCGGAAACGACCGCGGAAACGGGTCATCCGGCAAGAGGTTGAGGAATGAAAAGGAAAGAAATGGAATGATTTTCCACGTATTTTCCGTGAAAATTCCACAAAATTCCACGAAATTCTCCGTTTTTCTCTGTTTTTCCACGGTTATTCAATAAAATTCCACAGATATTCAATAAAATTCCGTATATTTGCAACGGTTTTAGTAAATAATATATATTAAGGTATGGAAAGAAAAGAATTATTTTACGACATTCTAATCACACTGGCCAACGCTGTTTGCGCCATCGTGTCTGTAGTATGTGCCCTTATAATTTTACTGCATTGTAAATAGTAAGGGCAAGTGTTATCAGCATCGACACAAAAGAGACCGTAGCACTAGCTATACCCACGAACAGCTTATACTCCTTCAGTTTCTCCATCAGTTTTTGACGTTTGAGGTATCTAGCTAACCCCATTTGTGCAGCCTTGCATCCCTTGTCTGTAAGCTGAACCCTCCAATCGTAATCTCCGGTATAAACAATCAAGCCATCAATCTCCAACATAGTCACCACATCATTGGCAAGAACCCTGTCATCAGACAACTCGTCAACATAAGCTAGCATTGACTCTCTGACCATTGCGGTTTCATTTGAAAGAAGTTGCTTAATCGTAGCATCTGCCACTCTCATCTGTCTTTCGGAATAAACCATAATAAAAAATGTTTTAATGTGAACAATAAGAAATCCCCGGCACGGCTCTGTGTCGGGGACGTTTTTGGAATTTCTGCGCCACAAGGCTATGGCGACTTTTGTCTTATGGGGAATGATAAGCCCCAGCCTCATTTTTATATTCTGTCTGCAGCTGCACGTATGCGGTTTGAAACCTCGCAAAGTGCGCCACGGAGCATGTTCTTTTCATCTTCGGTGAAGCCTCCCACTCCACCATTGCCATCGATGCCATCGAGCTTGTGATAAAGCCATGATGCCGACTTGCCGAAATATGTATGTG